GCGCTATCTTTCCCGCTGCCCTGGCAGGTTCGCGGTATTCTTTAGAAACCAATAAAGGTATTCTTCCCGCCCGCAAGGGTGCCATCTTCTCGAGGCGACGCTTCGTTTTACCATTCCCACTGCATTGGGAATGGGTTTTGCTACCACAAGCCAACGCAGCATGCACGCTGCAGGGTTACCTCCGGGTACCCCGGTACTGTTCGACATTCCGTCTGGAAAGTTGTAAACTCCTCGAACAACAGGGAGTCCAACTGCACCAGACAGTGGGCCAGGCCAAAATCTCCCTATTTAGGGAGGGGTGTTAAGCACCACCCCGTTGTTTATACCCGTCGAGGCTTCGTACAGCCATTGACCCCGGGTGAATATTCAATGTACACCGAATTATTTTTCAAAACAACGCGGCCCTCGAAAAGGCCGCAAATCACGCTCCCGTCGTGGCACGCAAAGGCAAGCTGAAGTCAATCCTTTCGTCTCGATGGTCGCGGACCCCTGTAACGCTAAGCTAGTTCAGGGTGTCTACGGAGACCAGCAAGGTCTCCTTGCCAGAGTCAGGTCTACCATCTCCAAAGCAGGAGCTGGAGCTGACACGTGCGGGTACATCATGTGGTGTCCAGATTATTTCGGAAACGATCTGCTGGCCAACGCATTTTGTTACAAGTCCGAATTGTCGAGCACTGTGCCCGTCAATGACGCGACTTTTGGTTCCAACCAAGCGTACGGTGGCAATGCCACTTCGTATTTCACCGGAAATACTACCACTAGTGGCTATTCTTCTTTCCTTCGTGATCCTGCTGCTGACCTCCTCGAGGAGAGCCTTGTGCAGGACGCGCGACAGATCTCGTCGTGCATTTCAATCACGTACACAGGGAAGATGTCGGACGCGTCGGGGCAGTTCTGCTCCGTCCCCGTACTTCCGCTTTCGTCGGTCCTCCAAGGAGGTACCGGCGGAGGACCTCTCTCGGTCGACGATGTCTTCCGCTACGCGTCGAATGCGCAGCGTCTGGGCATCGACACGATCGAGACAATTTCGCGCACGAGTGAGGAGACTCATCACTTTCGCGACGAAGCTGACGCTCCTATCCTCATCCCTAATGCCGCTGGTGCCATTCCTACAGAGACTACCGATATAGGAGAGGCCCAGCAGCCGCATTTCTTCGTCATTGCATGGCGGGGACTGGATGCTGGAGCGTCAAACCCTTTGGTGTTCGAGCTCTACAAGAACATCGAATGGAGACCTTCACCGGTTTCTGGGCTGGCCCATCAGCCGCCCAATAGCTTTGCATTTGGACCACAGATGCAGAAGGTGAAAGCATTCCTCGACACGATCGATCCCGATTGGCAAACGAAGATCAAGAACGCAGCTGTCTCGATGGCATCTGCGGCTGTGACTCTGGCCAAGACGGGAGTGCAGAGGAAATTCAAGACCCTGAACCTTCGTGGATCAGGAGTCAAGGCGCATCGACCAGGTTACTAGGATGATCCGGTGACCTCTCGAAGCGTATCTCTGGAGAATTTTCTCAGGAACCCTAGTGTCTACCATGGACAGACCATCTATAGTGATGAGCATACCTCTCACTTAAATGATGGCCTAACATGGGATGACATACCACTTTTCAAGCAGATTGATGAGCACTTTAGCGACAGTGATTACAATCCCTGGGATGACTTCTTTGATGTTATTACAGGCAGAGTGGTGGGTGAACTTGGGGAGGAGTTATGGGAAGCGGCCATACAAACTCCAGAGATCGAGGGCTTACCGTGATAAGTCCCAAACCCGCACGGGCCCTACGGCTCACTGATGCAGCAGTGATCCGTTAAGGCTGGCGCCATTGAGCGCACTACAAATTGGTACACCCAGGCCTTCGTACTGGGTAGGGAAGGCGGCGTAATGTACCGCTGGAACGCCACACGTTAAGCTTTGAAGCGGCTGACTTGTGATGAGCCATGGATGGGGGGTACCCCTTGGCCCTCGCTGGAGTGAGGTATACACCACGCGCGCCTCCCTGCGTCGCGTGTTTGCGAAACCGGGAATCGTCCCGCCCTGTCTAAGATTCCACTACCGCTGACAGCGAATTACCCACCAACCCGTTATAGAGGCGAGGGTGAGTAGAATTCGTGATGCTGGATCGGAACAGTTATGACTGGGTACGGTACGGGGGGTTGGTACCCCTCCGTTACTACGCTAGCTCCACTAATGCTTCAAACAACAATACCACCAACACGGCTCATGCTCGGGCCCCACCCGTTCGCGGGTTTACGAGCAAGGTTTGCGGAGAGTATACTCTACCCCGCCCGCAGACCGCCCCCTGAATGGGGAGGAGTGATCAAAATCACTGATCCTGGGAGCCTGCCGGCTCTTGGGGAATTTTCGGACGAGGTCCTTGATGAGTGGCTGGCCTATGAGGACAGTCGCCATCAGGAGTTTGATCCGACACTTGGGTTTCCAGGTGAGGGCCCAGGTCCCACCTCCCTCGCTACATATGTGGACGTCCCACTATTTGAGCGTAAAGAGACGCTCGGTGGCATTGAGATTGTCAAAGGCGAGGCCGTGAGGCCGAGCCAGCCCGTCCAGGGCACCTCAACTGCCACCGACAAGCCTGCCAAAGGCAAACCCAAGAGCAAGGGAGGCTCTAGGGAAGGAAGCAAGCCCAAGTCCAAAGCCAAAGGACAGCCTCAAGACAAGAGGAACAAGGGATTGCGTGGCGGAGGAACGAGGGGCGGCAAGAAAAGTGCCGCCGTTGCCAAATCTCTTCAACAGGATGATGAGAAGAGGCAAGGAGAGGAAGATGGGGAGGGGGGACTGGAACCTAGACAACCCGACGCAAAGGCTAGCGGTGGGGACATGTCTGGGAAATGCTTTCAGTGCGGCAAGGCCGGACACAAGAAAGCCCAGTGCAAATCCACCGAACCATCCGTCCCAGTGGAGGAGAAACCTGCTGAGACTGCAGAGGAACGCGCGGCCAAGGAGCAACTCAGGATCGACTCGATCCATGAGGACCTTAGCGCTAAGTGCGAGACTATGTGGCTCACTAAGGACCCCAAGAGCCCCACCGATCGAAAGGTGGTTCTGCAGGCACTGGCTGTCATTGCACGTAAAAATAAGCTCACTGGAGACGTTACTGACATAATTCTCAAGATCAACGCCGAGACGTTGAGACAGTCAGTCGGTGCCCGCCGCCGTTATGCGCGGGATCTCACGAGGAGCCACAATGAGGAGTATGGTATATCCAGCTTCGCTCGGCACTTCGGACGCTACATGCGTCTCAACGATCTTGGGAGGGTCGTTGGGACTGAAATCGATCGCATGAACCAATGGGAGGCTAAGGAGCCACTCTCCCGTTCGGAGCACACACATGTGCCAGCGTACTTCCTAGCTCTTCAGATCCACTGTATAGTCCTCCCGATGATTGAGGAGGGTCTGAAGACGCTGGGCCATTACCTCCTTGACTTGACCAAGATTACACACACCAGCGGATCCGCACTGGTGATGCTCTCGGTCTTCTTGCCGTGTCTGCTTATTACGGCCATCGAAACCTCTGCCTCACGGCGGGTGGGACGGTGGCTCGTGCTTGAGTGGATTTTCAGACTGGCAGCCCACTTCGTTCTGGGGCTACTCGACTGGTCGGCAGCATCCATGCTTCATATGGTCTACAATTCGACGGTGATGTTTACCCACATACACGTGGGAACTCCCATCGATTGGCTGTTGAGCATTGGTGTCGTTACTCGCCTCTTGGTGGCCAGCTGGGCCACCACCGTTGCGAGCACTTGTCTTGAGTCGCACAAGGTCAAGCTGGTCCCAGTTTGTACCCAGTTCACTTATAGACCATCTGATACTGTGTGTGTCGATAACGCCTTTGGTTACAGCTCCTACTTGGACATTGAGAACATCAATCGTCTGGTGTACAGGAGCTGTTCCCACAATGAGGTGGTGTCGGCACATGCTCGTGTCGGTAAAGCAGTGCCCGTAGCGGAACCCGAAACGGCTAGTAGAGTGTTGAAACACTGGAAGAGGACAATGTGCGATCTGCGCAGTGCCCTCCTCGAGCCGCTCTACCAAGTAGGCAACCTCCTCAGTCTCGAGGAGTGGTGCAGCCGTTTCCCGCCTCGTAAACGCGACGACTTCTTGCAGCTCGTCCGCGATAAGTTTGAATGGCCGAAGTTCATATGCTCGGCCTTCATCAAACGCGAGGTATCCTTCGTCCCTGACTTCATGGACGCGGTCTACAAGGACCCGCGAATGATCCAGGGATGTGAGCGCGAACTTAGCCTACTTGTTGGGCCATCGGTTCTAGCAGCGACCAAACAGTGGAAGTATACTTTCGCACCTAGGGCCTATACACGGCTTGAGGTGATGGGGAGGAAGCGCCACGTTCGGTACATGTGTGGAGATAGCGCTGAGGCCGTCGGAAAAGCTTTCGACGACTCATTTGCTTTTGTGGAGCGGACTATGGACTCAGATGACTTTCTTGTCATCCTTGAGGACGATCAGTCCCGATTTGATCTACACATGCGGGAAGGAGCATTTCACTGCCTCAATGAGAACTACAAGCGTATGTTCTCGGGCAAGGTGGCATCACTCCTCCGGCGGCAGAAGAAGAGTAAGTCGCGCACAAACTTGGGCACTAAATTCACGATTGACTACACAATGCAATCGGGAATGCCCGACACCTCGATAGGTGATTCCATTGTTAATGCTACAATGAAGTACAAGATCCATGGGCCTGGTAGACTCTGGATTTCAATCATCATGGGTGACGACTCCATCACCCTCACTACCCGCAAAACAATTGACGCAATGGGAGGCGTCGAGTCAATCAAGAAGCAGTACTCTGCCTTCGGGATGGAGATTGAAGTTACAACATCTGATGAGAAGTTGGCATGTGAAATGTGCTCTTCTCGCTTCTACCCAACCCTGGAGGGCTCAGTGCTCTTCCCAAAGATTGGCCGCATTCTCAGTAAATGTCTCGTGGACATCCGGAAACGTTCCGCCCTGGAGAGCCTTGAATGGCTCAGAGGGGTGGCAGCCGGTCTAGAATGCTATGGGTCGATCGACCCACTCCTTGCAAGCCTTGCCAAGGCTATTCGCCGACACGTCGGCGGAGGAAAGGGCCTCTTAGAGCGGAGTGCCTATAACTTCTACAACAGCTCAACGACGAAGACGTCCTGGGTGGACGTGTGTGTCTATTATGATCATCACTACGGCCTCAACGAAGCCCAAGTGATTGCTGCCTGCCATACGCTCTCCGCTGTCCAGCTTGGTACTACCTGCTGTGACAGCGTTATCGCTATGATCTGCAAGGCGGACACATGAATTCCCGAGTCTTAGTCACTCCCAACCCTTAAGTGGGGCCTGATCGATATCAATCCTGGAATGGCAGTAGTCTGCCAGTCGCCGCCTAGGCGC